CCTCTGTAGTTGCCTTGATTGTCAGTCCCGTAGCTAAATCCCCTGTAACATTGTCTGCCCCGTAAATTGCCTTCAGCACCGCAACATTTAACGATTCCAACAGTTTATAAGACCACGTATCTGTTTTGCTAGTCTGTGTGGACAAGACTACATCTCCACCCCACGCTTTTACATCCGTATTCTCTGCTGCATTCTCATTGCTCACGCCATCCTCAGAAATATATCCCAGGCATTCAAATGCCTTATCTAATGCATCTTTTGTATTTGTCGGCAAGGCAGTCCCCAATGGGGCGAAGTAGATCGCACCCTTAATATTTGGTTTTCCTGCTTGTACATTTGTAGCTGTGTTTCCCATTCTATCCCTCCTTATTTATGCGAAATATCAAAAATACATTGATAGCGGTACTGTTTTTTTCTTGTATCTGTTGCATTGTAAGCAGAAACCAGATGTGCACCGCTGATATCTGGTCTCTCGACTATGCCCGGAATAAAGTTCTGTACTTTTTCATCCAGAGCAGCCGCGCCATACAATGTTGCGGCATAACTCTGGAAAGCAATAGAGTCCGTGATAATGTAATTAGCACTTTGTCTGCCCACTCTTTCAATGCGGACGTAAGAATCTGGTTCATCTTCTGGAGATTCTGCCACAATAGGCACATCAATCAGATTCTTTAAATAATCAATCACTACAGCTTCGATAATCATTCCCTCACGCTCCTCCACGCTTTTTCCAGGATGTTCCCGTTCAAGTTTCTAAAATAGTCTTTGTCTGTGGCAGGTTTCACAATAACAGCTCCACGTTTCTGATATTGCCTTTCTTCTATGTCAAATCCTGGTCCTGCAATTTCCTGTATCTGTGTCGCATACTTGCGGCACTCAGATAAAACTTTGGGGGATTTTCTTAGTGCAGCATATCCGTTGAAATCGGCTTTAAATTTAAATCTACTCATACCGTTCCACCATCCATCTCTGATTCCATTTTCCCGGAATATTCGCATCGATTCCTTCTTTTGGCAATCCGAATACCCTCCACGACTCTCCAAAAAAGTCAACGCGGCAGTCTTTCCATGTATGATTATCACCTTTGGGAATCGCAATCTCATACACTGCCTTCTTCCCTGTGAGGTTCAACACATCCAGCACTTCGGTAGTTGCTGACGGAGCTACTAATACATTTTCTACATCAACCGGTATTTCTTTATACACAGAATGCCCGAACGGATCTGTTCCTGTTTCCTTTTTTTCATACAACGTTACCGTGATTCCTTTGATCATGATTCTCCCTCCTGTACTAAGTCGGAATATGGATTTGTGCATCCAATCCGATTTCCAACACCAAGGAGTTTTTTATCCAATTTTGTCAGATACAGCTCGCCGCTACCATTTGCATTCGTCCAAGTCTGAGAGTACACCATCGCTGATGTAGTTGCCTGTGTTGCTCCAATTGGAATCCCTTCGTCACGGCTTCCCAATATACGGATTACCATGTTGCACGATACTAATTTCTTAGCATTTTCCGAATCCTTGTCATTGTAGGCATCAATAATGACTGCCGCATCATCTAATAGAGCTTTCACATAGTCCGAATCCGTTTCTTTTACTCCGTTTCTCCTTTGGATATCCTCATATGTCGCATAAGCCATTCAATCACCTACTTTTTTGCTGTTGAGGTTTTTCGTCCTGTTGCAGCCGTCTTTTTTACCGGTTTCTTTACCGGTTCTTCTTTTGCTTCCGGTTCCTCTTCAACTAGTTGGAACATAGTGGAGTCTAACGCAACGTCAGACTCTACTACAATTTCTGTTTGTTTGTATAAATATTTCATAGTCTACCCTGCAGCTTTCATGATTTTCGTGAATGCTTTCTGGTCTAAGATTCCGATTCCATATACAATCTCTGCACGGATAGCAATCTGATTCTGTCTCTGTAAATCTCCAAGTCCATCCGGATCACCGTATTCGATCAGATGCGCTCCGATTGATCTCTGTACGCCCCATCTGAATGCATCAAACTGACCAATGATACCGAGCAGATTTGTATCTGCAGTAATTTCGTTCTTCGCGGAAACTGTATCAGATACCGATGCCTGCATTCCGGAGAAATTAGTTAAATTCTGTCCGAATCCAATTTCCGGATAGATTTTTCTGCCATTTGCATCCCTCATTGTTGAAAGACCGAATGAAAGCGTTGGATCCATCGCGATTCCGCTCGGAGTATATCCGGATGAAATGATTACTCCCGCTGCCGCTTCAATAGCTTCATCGTATTTTGTACCAGTCAGCTCTACTTTCTGAGTTGTATCAATCAATCCTTCTTTCACCAAGTCCGACACTGTTCCGGTAAGTGGATTAATTTTGTGGATGCCTACAAGATCAAGTGCTCTTCCAAGTGCGATACCTGCGTTGGATGCCAAATCCTGCAGCACGCCAATCTGAACATCTTCGTCTGCCCACTGTACCTCCTGTGAAAATCTCATAGTAACCTGCAGTTTAAACGGATTGATTGTTTTTGCCCCATAGGTTGTCGGTGTTGGGGATTTCCGTCCACCTTCACCTACCAGTTCCGCTTTTGGCGGTGCTGTTAATACCCACACCTGCTGTTTGCCAAACTTCTGTGGTCTTGCTCCGGATAATTGTGCCAGAGTAGAGCCTTTCTGTGCTTTTTCAAAAATGCCTCTTGAGATTTCAGCCGGAATCTCAAAATCTGTACTAATCAATGCTGCCATATTTTACTCTCCTTTTCCAAAAATCTGATGTGCAAATTCTCGCATTGCATCGTCATGTTCATAATGTTCTGTAATATTACCTCTGTTTCTTTTTGTTCCTGGATAACTTTTTGGTTTTGCAAATTTCAGAATTGCTTCTGCCTGTTTCTTACAGGTTTCTTCATCTTCTCCTGTAAGTAGATCCATTGGAACACTTGTGTCTTTCGCCACTTTTTCTCTCACCTGTCTAACAGTGCTTTCCTTTTTGAGTGTACTAAGTTCTGCTTGAAGCGCATCCGACCTCTCTTTTTCTTTCTGAAGCTCCGTCTTACTCTGCTCTTGATACTCATCATACTTGTTTGCTTTTTCTCTCAGGTCTTCATAATCCGCGTATTTCTGCCGTTCTCTCGCAAGGCGTCCCTCTATGATTGAATCTATTTCCGCCTGAGTAAAAGTTTTTTCATCTGCCATCGTGTTTCCCTCCTAATTGAGTAATTTTTTTAGTTAAAATCCACATTTAAGGCATGTGTTGCCATAAAAATAACACGCATCTCTGCGTGTTAGAATTATTACTTTATTCTTCTGTGTGACATATGTTAGTTATTTTTCTATACACATCTTCGTAAAGTTCCTGTTTGTCTCCGTTATAGGTATATTCGGCATAGATGCCGTCACCCGAAATTGTTGTTGATGCAAGACACTTGTAATTTTGTAATGTCTTACAAGACCAGACAATATATACATTACTGAGGTCAATCTCTACACACGCTTTGTTTTTGCGATACCATTCAACCAATTTTCTTTTGCACACTGATTCAAAGTGTGCCATTCCTGTGATGATCATGTCTTTCTCCTTTCTTGTGCCGGCACAATTATTCCACAAACATCCAATCTTCTGCGAGCATG